TGTATTGGAACACCCAAAAGCACAGGCAGACATACAGCGCGAGTTACGGATTAAATGGTGGCCGCGAAAGAATATTGCAGGCGAGATGGACAACAGTAAACTTACCTCAACACAGTTTACAATGGCAAGTGCCTATCTAGTGTTATGGCGTTATGCTTTACCGCAGTTAACGAACTGGGTAGAGGGTGATCGCTTTCAGAGCATGATTGATTTCTACAAGGCGCGATACGGTGAAGAGTTAGAGGCTGTATTGGCTGATGGCGTTGACTATGATGCAGATGGCGATGGCGTTATTAAGGAAGATGAAAAGCAACCTGTAGGACAAAGGTTAGACAGGTAATGGAATTTAGCGTTAAGACAAATGCTAAGGAAGTATCGAAGCGAATCGGTAAGAAGGGAAAAGAATTATCACGCAGTGTTCGTAAAGCATTATCAATTACAGCACAAACTGGCGTAGGTATTATTGAGAATAGGACTGCCAAAGGAAAAGGATTCAAAGGCGGTGGGTTTAAGAAGTACAGCCCTACTTATGCGGCATTTAGAAGCAAAAATGGTAGAGGATCAACACCTGATCTACAGTTTACAGGTAAGATGTTAGGCTCGATGACTACTAAAGCTAACAGTAAGCAAGCTGTTATATTTTTTAGTAGAGCCGCAGAATCGAAGAAGGCGGCAATGAATAACAAGAGCAGACCGTTTTTTGGGTTTAGCCGCAAAGACGAAAAGCAATTAGGGCAGGTCTTTTTTAGGAATTTGAAATGAGTGTAAGAGAAGAGATAGCTGAAAATATTGTTACTACGCTGAAGGGCATTAAAAGCCCTGTTGCTGTAAAATATGCTACTCGTGAGCCGTTCGACTTTGAGAAGCTGTCTAACGCTCAATACCCTGCCGTCTTAGTACGTAGTGCTGATGAAAGCAGAGAAGATACATCGATAGGTGGATCGATAACCCAGAGAATGGGTACGATTAATTATGACTTGGTTTGTTTTGTTAAAGGCTCTGCGATTGACAGTGCAAGAAACAACATAATCGAGGCGATTGAAGAAGGTCTTGATGTTGACCGTACTAGAGGCAGTAAAGCCATAGATACGCAGGTAGTCAATGTTGAGATAGATGAAGGTTCTATTGATCCCATTGGTGGGGTCATTATTACAGTCCGTATAGTATATCAGTATACTCGCGGCACAACTTAACTTAACTTAAAAGGTACATATCATGGCGACTAAAACAGGCGCATCTGGAGTAGTAAAAGTACAAGTCTCAGGCACGACTGTTGCCGTGGTAGGCGAGGTACGTTCTTTCACGTTTGACGGTTCAGCAGACACCATTGAAGATTCAGTAATGGGCGATTCTTCTAGAACTTACAAGCAAGGCTTAAAAACCAACACAGTTTCAATCGAATGCTATTGGGATGAGGCTGATGCACAGCAGTTAATTCTTGACGAACGTGCTTCTGTAGATTTTGAAATCTATCCTACTGGCACTGGTTCAGGCGAGACTTTCTTTTCAGGCGGTGGCATTGTAACTTCTCGTTCTATCAGTGGAGCATTTGATGGAATGGTTGAAGCAAGTTTTACCATTCAGTGCAGTGGAGATGTAACCGAAGCACAAGTATAAGGGGATTAAACCATGGGATTAGCAAAAGAGTTACGAAGCAGAAGAAAGATACAGGCGCGAGAAGTTGTAGTTCCTGCATGGGGTGACGAATCTGGAGCATTTAAGTTATATTGTAGAACGATTACATGCTATGACTTAGACCAGTTGCAGAAGAAGCACCCCGACTTTCTTAACAACACAACTATCGGTGCAATGGTAGATTTGATTTGCATGAAGGCAGAAGATGAGGGCGGTAGTAAACTGTTCGGGTCTGCGGAAGATAGGTTAGATTTGATGGGCGAAGAAACAAGCGTCATATCAGATATAGCCAATCAGATGTTTGCTGAAATTGAATCTGCGGAGGTGGCTGAAAAAAACTAAGAAGCGATCAATCAAGGATGAATCTATTATCTTTGGCTGATCGCCTTCACATTACGATAGAAGAAGCAGAGCAAATGCCTGTCAATCACTTCAATGAGTGGTTGGCCTACTTTCAAATAATGAGCGAGAACGATGGCTGAAAATGTAAACATTACGATTAAGGCGTTTGATAAAACCAAGAAAGGATTTGGCTCTGTTGCCTCTGGTCTAAAGAAAGTTACTGGGGCAGTCTTTTCTATGAGGTCTGCTTTAGCTGTTACCGCAGGTGCGGCAGGATTTGGACTTCTCGTTAAGAAAAATCTTGAGGCAATAGATTCTCTTTCAAAAACAGCGCAAAAGATAGGCACTACCACAGAGGCTTTATCAGCATTGCGTTATGCCGCTGAGATTAGTGGCGTTCAAACATCTACGCTTGACATGGCTATGCAAAGATTCACAAGGCGACTTGCAGAAGCCGCCAAAGGGACTGGTGAAGCTAAAGGTGCTTTAAAAGAATTAAATATTAATGCGTCATCTTTAATGAAGTTGCCACTAGATGAACAAATGTTAATTCTGTCTGACCGATTTTCTAAAGTTACAAACTCTGCTGATAAAGTTAGATTAGCTATGAAGCTGTTTGACTCTGAAGGTGTTGCTCTCGTAAACACATTAGGTCTTGGCGCAGAGGAAATGAAAGCCTTAATGCAAGAGGCTGAAACACTAGGGCTTGTAATGTCTAGTGATGCCGCTGAAGGCGTTGAAGATGCTAACGATGCTTTAACGAACCTTAAATCATTATTTATTGGTCTTGCTAGACAAATGACCGCAGGTTTGGCTCCTGCAATACACGCTATTTCTGAAATGCTTAAAAAAGATATGCTTAAGCAAATAGAACTAGCAGGAGGGAGTATTGAGGATTTTGGTCGTCAAATAGCTGTTGATTTTATAGAAGGTGCTAAAAAAGCAGTAAGAGCAGGAGCGGCTATTGGTAACGCTGTGATCGGCACTTATAACGCCATGATCAGTGCCAAGGCAGAATATGATCGTTTGATGGGTAATAAAACAAACTTTGACGCTATTCAAAGAGACGTTGACATAATTAATGATCTTCTTGGTACTAGTGGTTTAAATCCAGAAAGAATAAGGTTTTTTGGCGATGACGGAATTGTAGAATACTACAGTGACAGTGAACTTAATCAGAAAAAAAACAATTTATTATCTTTGCTAAAAGATTTGCAAAACAAAGGTCAAGGCACGAGCCTAATCGACCCTATTGATATAAAAGGTGTTTTGGGTGGGTTAAACGAGGCACAAGAAAAAACAGAAAATTACAAAAAAGCAACAGATACTATTGTTAATGCTAATGCTAATGCCACCGAGTCAGTTTCTACTTTTAGACAGGCATTCGATGATTTTAGCAATCAGTTGCCAACTTATGAAGAAGGAATTACAAGCCTTACAAATAACGCCATGGATGCATTTACAAAAGGATTTACTGATGCAATAACAGGCGCGGCTAAGTTTTCTGATGCTATGAAAGCAATGGCGAAGTCGGTAGTTGATAGCCTGATTAAAATGCTTGTCCAGTATTACATAACGCAGAGTATATTTGGAGCGATCACCAGTATGTTTGGCGGTGGGTCAACCCCTCAATCAGTGTCATCATCTAATGCTAGTTTGCCAGATGCTCGAAATATGTTTACATATAATGGCGGTGGCTTTACTGGATACGGTTCACGATCTGGTGGCGTAGATGGTAAAGGTGGATTCCCTGCAATACTTCACCCGAATGAGACTGTTATTGATCACACTAAAGGTCAATCATCTGGCGTGGTAGTACAGCAGACCATTAACGTGACTACAGGCGTACAGCAAACCGTACGTGCTGAGATCGTTCAATTAATGCCTCAGATAGCCCAAGCCGCTAAAGGTGCTGTTGCAGATGCTAGGTTGCGCGGTGGTAACTTCTCTAAAGCAATGGGAGGCGCATAATGCCCTTATCTTTTCCCTCAGTAGGCATACAGAATATGTCAATGCGGCTAAAACGTGTTGTTGCTGTTGCTGAATCGCCCTTTACTTTAGATACTCAAGTATATACTCATCAAGGCGCAAGATGGGAAGCAGAGGTATCTTTACCTCCACTTAGCCATGCAGAGGCACGATCAGTTGAAGCATTTATTGTTGGCCTTATCGGAAGGGAAGGCACTTTTACTTTTGGCAATCCTTTACATACAAGCACTCTTTCGGCTAACACTGTCAGTAGTGCCGCTATAAGGGCAGAGTCATTCACACTAGGCTCAGGAACAGCCGCAGTAGCCGCAGGAACGTACTTTGAGTTAAATGATTACCTTTACCTAGTCACGCAAGATAAGGCGGCAGGAGCGACTACGTTAAACTTTCAGCCACCCTTAAGAGTTGCTGTTACCTCATCTCAGGCTGTTAAATACAACCTGCCTAAAAGTCTATGGCGTATGACCTCTAATGATATTGGTTGGTCGATTAACGAGGCTAGTATTTACGGCTTTACCTTTGCTTGTGTGGAGGCGTTATGAGTAGAACACTTACTACCTCTATGCGTGATGCGCTTGTCGCTGATACGGTTAGACCTATCTACCTAGTACGCATGGTATTTGACTCAAGTGAAAGCCCTGCTGAATTAAACCTATGGTCTGGTGTTGGCGATCTCTCTTATGGCGGTGAGACCTATCTTGGTGTTGGCGATTTACTAGGCATAAGTGAAATCAAAGAAAGTGCTGACATTTCAGCGACAGGGATGAACATTAGTCTTACAGGTGTTAAATCATCTTTAGTATCTGTGGCAAAAGATCACGAATATCAAGGCCGACCATTGACGGTTCACCTTGGCGCGTTTGATACATCTGGCTCTTTAGTTGCTGACCCTATCATTATCTTTTCTGGCTTTATGGATACCATGACTATTGCCGAAGCAGGGGAATACTCAACTATATCGATTGCAGTGGAAAACAAACTTATCGCTTTTGAGAAAACAAAAATAAGACGATATACAGCAGAAGATCAGAAGATTGAACATCCTACAGACAAAGGTTTTGAGTTTGTAACCGCCATTGTAGAGAAAGAAATCATCTGGGGTAGGCCAACAGGTTCAACTGGTGGCAGTTCAGGAGGCTCTGGCGTTAATGGTGGTGCAGGTAATAATGGTAGTTGGAATACAGCTTGATAATTGCTCACGAATGTCTAGCCAATGTTAAGCAAGATATTCTGCCGCTTTTAGAAAAGCACTGGCTAGAAACAGAACCAAACCAAGAAACAATTTTGCTTAATCCAGATTGGGAGCAGTATGCCTTGTTAGATTTAGCAGGGATTTTGCATATTTTTACAGCGCGTAACGAAGGAATCCTTGTTGGATATTTGGTAATGATGGTTTCAAAAAGCATCCACCATAAAGACCACTTATTCGGTTCTACTGATGTTATTTACGTTAAGCCTGAGTATCGCAAAACACATACTGGTGCAGATTTAATTAAGTTTGCAGAATCACATTGTAAAGAAAATGAAGTTTCTTTGATGACTCTTAACATGAAGGTAGAATTTCCATTTGATCGGCTAATGACTACAATGGGGTTTAATCTTCTTGAGCGTGTATATCACAAATGTTTTTTAGGAAAATAAAATGGCAACAGTAGTCGTAGCAGGGTTAAGTGCCGCAATAGGATCAGCGGCCGCAGGATTAACTATCTTTGGTCTTGCGGCAACTAGTCTTGCAGGATTTGCCGCGGCTTTTGCTCTTGGAGCAGGACTTAGCTTAGTCTCGCGCGCATTAATGCCTAAGCCTGATCTTGGCGCTCAGATGGCAGGTCAGTCTGTAATGACTAGAGAGGCGGCTCATTCTCGCAAGATTATTTATGGTCGTGCGCGTATTGGCGGTAATGTTGTCTACTTAGAATCTACTGGCGATGATAACAAATACCTATGGCTTGTAATTGCTGTTGCAGGGCATGAGATAGATGCGTATGAACAGGTCTGGTTCAACGACAAAAAGATTTGGGATGGTGGCTCATATGTTAGTGATTGGGGGTCGTATGTATCAATCAGTTTTAAAGACGGTTCTCAAACAACAGCAGATTCAGGACTAGTTGCCGCATCTACTAAGTGGACATCTAATCATAAGCTACTGGATACCGCTTACATGGTGGTCAAGCTAACCTATGACCAAGAGCAATTTGCCCAAGGTCTGCCAAATATCTCTACCGTAGTTCGCGGCAAAAAGGTTTGGCATCCAAGCCACTCATCGCCTGTATGGTCGCAAAACCCTGCGCTCTGTGTAAGGGATTACCTGACTGATACCAAATACGGTTTAGGCGAATCATCATCTAATATTGCTTCTATTAATACTGCTTTGGGGGTGTGTGATGAAGCTGTCGATCTAGCGGCAGGTGGAACGCAACCGCGCTACACATTAGATGGAGTTATTGATACTGGTAACTCTATAAAAGCCAATATCGAAAACATGGTAGGTTCTATGATTGGCCGCTTGGTTTATTCTGGCGGTAAGTTTGAGATTCATGCAGGTGAATACGTTGCTCCTACAGTAACGATTGACGAGTCAATGATGATCGGTGAGATCAGTGTTCAGACTAAACAGTCAAGACGCAGTGCCTACAATGGCGTTAAGGGAGTTTTCTTAAGCGAAGAAGATAATTACATCCTAGCTGATTACCCTGCTCAAATATCCTCTACCTATGCCGCTCAAGATGGTGATCCAATATATTTGGATATGCCTCTGCCATATACCGTAAATAATGTACGCGCTCAGAGGATCGCACAACTCGCTCTAAGGCGATCTAGGCAACAGGAATCTATTACCATTCCCTGCAACTTAAACGCGCTTAAATTCAAAGTGGGGGACAATATAAGCGTTACAAACACACGCCTTCGATATTCTGCCAAGGTGTTTGAAGTTGTCGGCTACTCGATGGGCTTTAGTTCTGATCAAATGGTTGTCAATGTCGAAGCGATTGA